GTATAAGGTACAAGTAAAGTACCAGGAGATATTAAATCAACACTGCCAGTGTCAAAGGCAAATACATGACGTAGTTTTACATTTCTTGTAATTGATCGTGCAGTTAATATACCCGTCGATAATGTAGCAGATGCATCAAAAGTGACTTTAGATTTGATTACAGTAGAATTGCCATAGGCAGTAGTTAAAGCAATTTGAAAGTCACTATAGTCAGGATCGTTTATATCAATGGTAAATGATAAAGATTCTAAGAAGTTTAAGTTTTCATCATATAAAGAATAATCATGAGATGTCCCGTCGTCAAAAATGTTTGGGTTAGTAGCAAGTAATGCGTCAAAGCTAAACTGTTCATTAAGAGGACCGTATTCAGCAATATCATCAATGTTAAGTAAACGCTCAGTTCCTCCTTTAAGAGTTAATGTTCCTTCTGTGTGTTCAGCTATTGGAATGTATAAATTATTAAGGTCTAAAGAGGCAAGTTTATTTAATCCTTTTACAACACTTGCTAATTTACATTCAGAAATTCTGAACGCAAGTATTGACCAATCTGGAGGACAAACAATAGGTGGTTTAACTGACATTATAATATGTGATCTTTTTACGCATTAACTCCAGGACGAACCTGTGGATTAACTTTCTTTTTTGCTTTTGGCTCTGGTGTGTAATCTAAATCAAAGTAAGAGTTTAAATCAAACTTTTTTTTTCACTACCATTTATATTATCTATTTCTGAAGATTCTTCAAATTCTTTAAGAATCTCTTCCTGATTTACAGGAGCTATAGTTGCTGGCAATTTTTTCGTTTCTTTTACAGTGTCTTGATGCACAGCTGTAACATTATTAGAATCTTCTAAATGCGCAATAAATTCAGCTTCCTTTTCAGGTGAAACATCAAGACCATGCATTTCCAAAGCATCTTCAATAAATGGAAGTTCCGGCGTTTCTGCTAAACGATATTCGGAATTTGCTAGAGCTGTAGGTTCATCACCGTCGTCAGTATGTCCTACTGTTGGTAATTTTCCTTTTTCTTTTAAATCTTTAACAATTTCTGAAACTCTTTTTTGCTCTGCTTTTAAATCATTAACAGGTTCAGCGTGCTCATGAATGTTTACGTCGTCTACAATCGCAGGACGAATGTAATCAACAAGTGACTTAATAAAACCTAATGCAACAAGTGGTAAGATTGCTCCACTTATAATGGAAAGTACTCTTTTTTGATAAAGTGGATCTTCATCAACAAGACCAAATAATTCTACCCAAGATTGGTAGTCTTGTAAATTGGTAAAAGCGTAATATGTATTACCCATCATTTGCATACAAGTCAAAATAATGAATAAGCCCCAAACTAGAGACTTATTCATTTTATCTAATACTATAAGAGATGCAAGAGAAGCAGCCGCTCCAATTTCAAATGCTACCGCTAATGAAATAGAAAGCCACTGTGGGTTGGATAAACTGAAGAACTCAATAACGTGAATGGTTGAAATAACACTCACGATTAAATACAAACTTACAAAGGTTGTAATAATGAATCCATGTAGTAATTTATCTTTTTTCACTTTCAAGTTTTGTAATTTCAGCATCAATCGCAGTTTGGCGATTAACATCAAGGATCTTACGGTCAGTAGACTGGATCATACGCTTTTCAGTTTTTAATCCTTCTATTTGTAAATCCTTTTGAGATGCGCAAGAATCAAGTCTTGCCTCTATTTTGTCAAGTCTTTTGTTAATACTTTTAACATCACCTGAACCACATGTTCTCACAAAGATTGCTACCAATAAGATGATAGCAATCTGTTGAAAACGTTTATCGAGTAATTCGTTTATTTTGTTCATTTTTATTATACTTCTGTTTCAGCGGCAATTTCAGCAATAAGTTGATCTTCATATTCTGATACTGCTCCTTGGTCAATAGCATTTTGTACTTGACCTAAATCTCTTTCCAACTGATCTTTCTTTTCTTTATCTTGTTTAGCACGAGATAAAGCATCTGTCACAGGTTTTAAGATTGTGTTAAAGTAATGCAATGCTGAATTTAATCCTACACCAGTTTCTTTTGATAAGAAATAATAAATAGCCTCAAGTGCTAATGTAGATAGCATGATTTCTTTACGTTTTCCAGTCTCAAGATCTTTGATAATAACATCAAGTTGCTTTCTTGTTTCAATGATTCCCATTGATTCTGAAAAATTCCATTTAGCATCATTAGTGATGAAGTCATGAATAGCCTTAGCTGTTACAATTTGACCTTCAACAAGATACGTTTTTGTTTCTAATTCTGCGCGGAAATCATTTAATTTTTTTTCAAGATCCGCTGCAAGTTTTTGTCTTTGTTCTAATTTCCCGTCGATATCAACAGGTGCTTTCTCAATAGTAAGAGTTGCTTCTTTTGTCATGGTTTTTGGTTTTTCTTAATTTATATATCTTGGTGAATTTAGATTAGCGTTTTGCATAATTCTATAGCCCAGTTAATTGCACTTGTGATATCCGAACGGAATATCAATATAAGTGTAAGATAGAAAGTATTTAAAACTACTTTCCAAATAGATAAGTATTTAAAAATAGGATAATACACAATAAGATAAGAGTCAGATTCAGGAATCTTTTCACCAGATACTGCAACTACTTCACTTAATCCCATTGTGTCAATAAACTTATGACAAGGAATCATTCTCTCACCAAGTTTAATGTCAAGCATTTGTTTATCATCGCCAGCATCAGCTGGGTTTGGGTTAAACACGGTATAGATTCTGCCAACCCAATCAACTCGCAAGTTGAATCTTTCCCAATCAGGTGTACCGCGGTACTTACGAATGGCAAATCTAAGGACGGCATAATTCTTTATGTCCTGTAGAAAGTTTTTTAGATTTCTGAATCTTAATAGTTTCATATTATGATATTTCTTGATTGTATAATTTAACTAAATTAGGATCTTTCTTTAAAAGACTAGCCCTAACAAGTTCACGAGCTTTACGGATACGAGTTCTAACAGTATTATGTTTCCAACCAAGTTGGTCAGCAATTTCTTCGTATTTCATTTTATCAATTTCACGAAGCGTTAAAACTGTTTTGTATAAATCTGGAAGATTTCCAATTTCCTCAACTGCCATATCATATAGCAAATCTACTGGATGATCTTCATCAGATAAGAAAGCGTCAGATTCAGTAATAGGACCTTTAGCTTCCATGTTTATACCCATCTCTTGCATAGCATCGTATGAATATGTTTTCTTTTTACTTCTGAAAAACAAAAGAGCCTCATTTCGAGCAATACGATATACCCAAGTACTGAAATTCCAATACGGATCATATTGATGAATCTTTTGCCAAACTTTAGCAAAGGCTGTTGCAATAACCTCGTTTCGGTCATCTTGATTAGGAACCAGCTCTCTCAAGTAATATGAGATACTTGGCTTAAGGCGATGATACACATTAGTAAAATCCCTTTCGGATCTTGACTCAAAAAATGCTAATCCCATTTCTTGAAGTGATTTCGGTTTAGTTGACATAGAAGGCTGTTGAGAATTTTTAGTTAGTGCCATAGAGACTGTTAGGTTAGTTAATTAATTATTTTACAAATATAATAATTTTATTGTGAAATAAAAAACAAATAGGGATAAAGTTATTAACAACTTTAAGCAGGTTAGAATTGCTTCTATCCTGCAAGTTGTTTAAGATAAATTAGTTTGCTTGTTCCGGTTCTCCAGAAATTTCATCAAATCCTGGATCTTTACAATCTTCAGGCTGTGATTCACTAGCGTAATCTGTTTGGTCAGGATCCGCCATTGCAGCTTTTAACAAATCATCCCCAGATGGAACTTGGTCAGCGTGCCATGCTTTCTTAGGTGCGTCTTCAGATTCGGTTACTTGTGTAACGATAGCTGGTAATCTGTTAAATAATTCAGCAACCTCATTGTATGCAAATTCTCCAAGGAATTGCACAAGTTGGTTTAACTCAGTTTCAGTGAATTGAAAACCTTCACGGTTAATCAAATTCATAAATGGGAATACTTGAGTAAATTTCTTAGTGTTTAAGATGTCTGTTACTCTCTGTTTGAACTCGGGAGTTACTACGTAATTTTGCATATGTCTATTTTATTTATAGTTTATATATCATTATGGTTCATTAGTTCTTGAAATCTGAAAAAAGTTTAGATAAAAATCTAAATTTATCAGTCATGCGATAATCCATTGCTAAATCCCAATCTTCGGATTTTATATACTCAGCAAAGTCTTTGTCATCAGTTTTCATTCGACGATTAACTTCATTAGGATCATCACCACGTTTTAACGATCTATCTAATCGTACTTCATCAGGTGTGTGCATAAAGATAATCACTAAGTTTTCTCTACCTACTGCATGTATAAGTTTTTCTAAGCCTCTTGGTGTTAAGATAAGAAGATCACAATTCTTATAATCACTTTTGGTTAAACCATAATACCAATCATTAAATTCATCCCATTCAACAAACTGCTCGTTAGCTCTTAACTTTTCAAAGTAATCACGAGTCACAAACCTATAACTGATGCCAGGTATTTCGTTATGACGCATTGGTCTTGACGTTGTTGATAACGCAGGACGGCAGCCGTTTTCTTGTAGCATTGTTGCCAACTCAGTTTTACCCGAGCAGGATTTTCCAATAAGGACTATTTTCTTTTCCATAAAGTAGACATAAACGTAAGGTAAATTACCAGAGTTTCTAAAAAGTTAAACGGATTGTAATTAAATTTGGTTAGGATTAACCATAGTGTGCCATAGATGGCTAAGAATTTTGCAACAAATAATAACAAGAAAGCAAAATGATTAGGTCTTTCAGATCCATCACTTAATTTTTCATCGGCTATTTTTTGTCTTAATAGATTTGTTTTTTCAAAGTCAATCATATAAGGATATTTTTGTAGATTATATTCTACAGCGTAAATAAAGTTCTTTACAGTTATATAGAGGACATTTGCGGACATACAAAAAAATGTATGATAATTACCATACATTAATTTCTATAATAGATTAGAAGTACTTAATCCTCATCTTGTTCATCAGGTGTTTGACCTTTACTATCAGGTAGTTCTTTATTAGAACTTGCAATCCTTGGCTCAAAGAATGACTTCTGATTATCAAATGCTTTCTTAAACATATAAAATCCAGTGTCACCCGGCGCAGGCTGAACTAAATACTTAGGTGCTTTATATTCTGCAGTCTCTGCCTCAAATGCAGCAAAGTCAGGCGTGTTATTTATCTTCTTTGACATTAGTCTTTCCTTCTTTTGATGTTGTTAACGCAATAGTTTTAGCGTGCTCTAAGTCTTGTTTCTTTTTGGTTAAATCGTTTCTTTCAATTTCTATCTTGATAAGTTTAGATTCAATTTCTAAAATTTGAGATTGAAACGATTCTTTATTACGAACAGCTTCTTTACGAGCTTTTTCAATATCAGCAAGCTGAGCAATTAAGGCTGCATTTGCTGAAGGTTCAGCAGCAGTTTTAATTTCTTCTGTGTCTTCTTTAACCGCAGCATCGTATTTCTTTGCTTCCCAATCAGAGAATCTCATATATGTTCTTTCCATAATTTATATATTCTTCAATTTACTTTGACAATTTGCCATTTATGTAAAGGTTAGTTACTTCTAAACGAGCAATAACCGCGCCGCTACCAAGATTGTTAGACTGAGCTGCTTGTGATGGTGGAGCAGCTTGTGATTGTGATCCACTGGAAGAAGATTGCTTAGTCTTTTCAGCTGGTTTAGCCGCAGCACCTTTTCCTTCTGCTCCAGCAGCTACGGCACTTGGCGTAGTTTTCTGTGAATTATTTAATGCTGCTTGTGCTTGTGCTTGTTCTTTAAGTGCTTTGGTAGTTGCTGATAGTTTTCCTGCATCTACACTTGCTATAGTTTTTAATGAATCTGCGTATGTTTTTAAATTAGTAGCGTCATCTTTTCCAAATGCGTCCCATACTTTAACAAAGACTCCCATATCTTTTGTAAACTGTCCAAAGTTTTTAGTAAACTTTTCAAACGGAGTATTAATCTTTGTCATACCTTCTGTGATTGACGCAAACTTTTTGTATAACGTAACTTTATTATTGTCCATTTTATCAAAAGAAGCACCCATTGTTGCTAACGAAGTAGCAAACCCAGTTAATACACCATCTATATTTTTGCCATTCTTACTAGATTCGGCAATGTTCTTTGTAATTCCAAGATAAGATTTAGAAACATTAAGTATATCCTTTGCGGCAGAAGACATCTTTGGCATAAATTCAATAGCCGTGTCAATATCATCTTCCCACTTTTTAATGTATATTCCTAAGTTGGCAAATACTTGTGGAAATGCATACAATAGTTTCTTAACATTTGCAATAGCCATAGGAATAGCATCACCAAAACTAATTACGCCTTTTGCTACAAGTTTTGCATTTTTAGTTCCAGGATTAATAACTTCATTAATAGTTGCTTGGCCGCTTGCAAGTTTAAGCACCATGTCAGCCATTTTAGAAATAGGATCAACTATCTTACCAGTTGCTTCTATTCCAGCCTCAAGTGCACTATCAGTAAACCATGAACTACCATTTTTATAATCTCTACCAAAAGATGTAAGTGGTTCTGTTAATGTAGTTAGTATAAGACCTACGTTATCCGCAGCAAGTGTAAAATCATCAGATGTTAATTTACGAGTAGATGTAGGTACAAGTTTACCGTTCTTAACTGAGTATTCTACAATATTAAGATTAGCCATATCAGAAACACCTTTCGCAATACTTGCGATTGCGTTTCCAACTTTTCCTGCAGCCTCTACACCTTTTACTACATAACCATCACCCCAATATTTACCTTCACCTTTTACAGATTCTTCACCAAACTTTGATAGAGGCATAACTAATGCATTCAAAATAGCCGCGGTGTTTACACCAGCTGCAACAAAATCAGTCTCTTTTAATTTGCGAACTTTAACTGGAACAAGTTTTCCATTTCGCACCTCATAATCAATAACCGTAAGATTAGCCATGTTAGCAACACCTTCAGCAATACTAGAGATTGCACTACCAATTGAAGCAGCAGCACGAATTCCTTTTGTCATGTAACCTGCACCAAGTGTAAACGGGCCAAATCCAGTTTCACCCATAGTTGACCACATACCAAAATTTGTAAGTGGCATTGCAAGTGCATTAAGTATTTTTGCAACGTTAGGTCCAACGGCTTGAATTTCAGCGTCAGTTAATTTAACTACTCTTTTAGGAACAAGTTTCTTTGACGCTTTATCATATTCCATTTCTGTGAATGATAAAGTTGCCATTGCTTTTACACCAGCAGCTAATGAAACCAGAGCAAGACCCATTAAAGCAATCATTGGAATTGCTGCCATTGCTTTAAGTATTCCTTTTACACCTAATCCATCAAGTGCATGTGAAAACCCTTGAACTGTGCTTGATAAAGCATTCTGTAAAGCTGCGCCATCGCTTTCTTGCCAATCTATTCGTTTAAATATTGAAAGAGCAAAAGTAAGAGGTAAAAGAGCCGCAGACGCAGGTATAATTGCAGCGGCACCAATTAAGACAAACGGAGCTATGATTCCAAGTTTTGACATGGTCCAGCTTATTTGCATAATTGCGTATGCAAGATTTTCAACCTTTTCTTTTGTAAACTCAGCTTGAGATAATAATACAAGGGTACCAGCGAACGCTATCATAGGTAATGCTAGTGCCTCAATTATACCAACTCCAATTAAAGCGTATGGCGCAATTCCAGGATCTCCTAAAACTCTTGCCGCTAATCCGAGAATAACGATTGCTAAACCAATTACTCCAACTTTAAGTGCAAGCGTAAGTGGATCGTCTTTAACTAGTGATCCTACTATTGCTAAAGAAATAGCAAATCCTAACATAGGTAATGCTAATGCACTAATAAGAGCAGTTCCTTTTTTAACAGAACCGTCTTTATCAAGCTTACCTAAACCGTATGCAGCTAATCCAATAAATCCAATAGCTAGACCCATTACAAGTGCCCCTATTGCTATGTATTGCGCTGCAAGCCCTGCAACTACCATAATTAATCCGAAGAATAACAACGGTTTAACCATACTTTGTAATATACCTATACCTTTTGTAAGTTGTTCTTCTTTCTTGCCCATTTCATTTAAGACAAGAGAAATTGCGCCGATTGCTAAAATAAATACCAATGCACCTAACGCAAATTGTTTAGCAAGGAAACCAACACCTATCATTGTTAAAGCAAAGATAGCAATGTATTTTCCAATTTTCATTAAAGTGTCTAATGCAGATGCACCTTTACCCGCATTATCGTCGGCTGACTTTAATGCCCATAAGATACCTTTAATTGCTAATATGAATACTAATGTACCAAGTGCAAATAGTGGAGCAACTAATGCAATACCTACCATCGTTAATGCAAACAGAGCAATAGAAGATCCTATACCCATTAATGTAGCTAATGCGTCTGCACCTTTACCAGCATTTTCGTCCGCAGTTTTTAAAGCGCTAAGTATTCCTTTAATTGCTAGGATAAAGACAATTGTCCCAAGTGCTACTGCGGGTGCTAGTAATGCAATAGCTGTCATTCCTAATGCAAAAGAAAATAAACTTTTAGATAAACCTGTTAATGAATTTATAAGTTCTTCTCCATTAACTGCTTCAAGATTTTTAGAAGCATCTCTAAGACCTTCAGAAAAACTGATTAAGAAGTCTTTAACTCTTACACCAGCTTTAGAACTAAGAACATTGGTTGCAACAATTAATTTTGCAATTGAAGTGGCCATACCGCCAATTGCCATTGCTTCTTTAGCAGAATCAATAGCAGGACCTTTAACAGAACCTTCTGTAGAAGTAGTAGCTTTACCATCGCTTCCATCTTTCTTACTACTATTGGGATTGAGATATCCCTCAATCTTTGTAGTTAATTGGACTAACGCCCTTAGGCTACTATTTGCCTCATTGGCTACTGACATCTATGTTCTTTGGTCTTTTTGTATATATCATGTCATCTATAACTTAAAGTTTGGCATAGACGGCATGTTAAAGTTTGGCATAGACGGCATCTTAGGCAAAGCTTTGCCTGCATTTGTCATCATTGAGTTTGCGGATAAATCCTGTGAGTCCTCTTCTTTCTTACGTCTGCCTTCTTCCTCTTCATTGAAGTTTTTCAAATTCTCCATAAGGATTTCAGCTCGGTAAAATTCCAGCCTATCTAATTCAGAAGGCTGGAGTTTTAATACTTTTAATAAGATGAACTCAGCCTCAAACCAATTCGTCAAAGATATCTGAAATAAGGAAAATAGATTTGATTCCTCCCTGAAAGTTTAAGGGCGCTTTCCCTTCCCCTCCGCCGGACGTCTGATATCTGATACCAGGATTGATTGAATCTGATAGCATTTCTACAAGTTTGTCCATTACGGAAATTTTTTGTAAACTCCAAGTAAAAGATTCTTGTACCGCTCTATCATATGAAGTCTGGTTTAAAACTTTCCAATCACTAAAAGAGAACGGAGCATACTTGATGAATGTTTTATCAAATGTTTGTCCTGCTTGTTGTTTTTGTTTTATGAAGTTTTTAATGAATGACATAATACCAAGAGAAGGTAAAAAGATTTTAAAGTTTTCACCGTTTTTCATTTGAATGTTAAAAGATTGATCTTCAGCATTGTAATACTTCATGATTCTTTCATCAGGATTAAAATAATCCAATGAATCTTTAGTTACTTCAATTTTTTGGTCTGCTCCATCTTCGTCAGATACGCTTACAAATAAACGGTTCTCACCATTTTTAAATGTATAATCACGTACTGCAAAGATTAAGTAAAAACGGTCAATTTCTAAAAGGTCTTTATACGTACCAGGTTTTCCAGGTACTTTAATTCTAACACATTTTTCCATGATAAAGTTAAGCATATCATCTACACCTAACAAGTCATTATCATCGATAGTTGACCAGTGACGGATTTCTGAAACTGTAGCAGCTCTTAAAGCAACTTGTGTTCCAGCTCTGTAAAACATTCCTTGTGAAGGTAGTGATTCCATTGGCATATTCTTCCAACCAATTTCTGCAGCTAATACTTCATCTTCTTCATATTCTACAAATTTTTGTGCTTTGCCAATAGCAGTTGGTTTAATTTCTTCGGCAATAGCTTCTTCTTGTTGAACTAAAAGAGCCGCTTCCTTTTCAAGTAGATCTTTTACGTTTCCTAATTCTTCTGACATATATTATATATTATTTAGATTTAGTTTATATATAACAGGCATGTAATGGTTCTTAAATTTAGGCACAAAAAAGAGGGATCTTGCGAACCCTCTTTATATTAAGTTTAAATTTCTTAAAGAATTGTTTCTTCCCAGTAATCTGCAGTAAGAGAGAATCCTGTGATTTTGTAAATTGTATTATCTGTGAAGTCAGATCCCATTGCAGGAAGCGGACTAGAAGGGAATACCACAGGACATTTAACTTGACGGTAGATGTCTCCCGCTTTGTTAAAATAATTGATGATCATTGGACCACCTGTGTAATCTTTCTTAAGCCCCATCTTACCAGTTAGTGGATCGTATATAAGGTCACACCATTTACGAAGTGCTTTATATACGTAAGCTGAGTTGCTGTCATCTAAGTTAACCTCAAAATCTAATTTAATATCCAAAACCGCCTCAGTAACCATACCACCAGCAAAAGTTCTAGTTGCTGATTTATATGTTTGCTTTACTTGTTCTGGTAATCTGTTAGTTTCAATTCCTTCAACTTTTGTACAGTTTTCCATTACCAGTGTCCAACCAGTAACGGCTGCAGGCGGAGTTAGTAGAATCTCGAACTGTGCGTTGTACAACGGTTCGAATTTTTGCATTGCCGCCTGGGAGTTTCTATAATGTGGAAGTCCTGCCATTTTTATCTTTTATTTATTTTTGCTAATTCTATTATTAATCCTTAAGCTGCTGTAAACCCTCCAGAAGAGATTGTTCCAGTTTTAAGTATTGTCATACGGTTAATAAATTTCTGGATTCCACGAGCAGGCTCGATTGCAACATCGATTATACCGAAGTTTTGGTCGATAATTGCTGGTGTATTATTCGTATCATCCATGATAACAGCGTAATTGTATACACCTCCAGCATTTCTTACAGTGTCAAGATAAGTTTCTACGATAGAACGAATTTCTAAACGTGTTGAAGCATCATTAAACTCAAATAAGTATTGTTGTAAGATTTCTTCAATCGCTTCTTCAATCGTAATAAGTAAATCTCTAACGTGTAAGTTATTAAATGCAGATAGCGTACGTTGGTAAGCTGTTTGGTTTGCGAATATCATCGGACCAACATTTTTAACTGTTACGATTGGGTTAACACCTATCGGTTCAAGATTCTCTCTATCAGAAAGTAAGTAATCATATTCCATTCTAACGAATTTCGGATTAGAGATTACACCACGGCGTGGACCAGCAACGATTGCAAATGGTTCGCCATTAATGAATTTTCTTACGAAATTGTTCGATACGTCTGCAGATGGTGGGATGCTGACTTCTTTATTGTTCTCACGAATAATAACGTTAGGTGAGAATACACCAATGAATTTAGCTCCTTGACCTTCGTCAGGTAATCCCCAAATATACGATGGTCCTAATGAAAGGTTACCACCGGCAGCAATGTATGCAGTGTTAAGAACTGGTAACGGATTTCCAGCAGCCGGGTCAGGCAATTCTGTAAATCTTGGGTCAGTACTATTTTGGAACTGAGCACATGATGGTGCATTAAGAAGAGCTAAACATTTTTGACGATTCATAGCTAATCTACTTAATATTTGTTTTGGACCCATGTTAGGCTCAAGACCACCGTTAAATGTATCAACGATATAACGGAAAGCAATTACATCTTTATCTGCAAGTGTTACTGCAAGATTTGTATTCTCAAGAACTCCGTATATTTTTTCTAATTGAGCAGGAGTACCAGGTAAGTGGTAATCAGTCAATGTAAATCCTGAAAGTTTTGTAAATTGGAAACGATCACAGAATTTTTGGATTGGTGCAAACTTAGTAATTTTTGATGTACCTGATGTAATATCAACAAGAGGAGTATCAAGAACTGTATATTCAAAGAATGGTAATCCAGTAGCTGGGTCAAGTTTCTTAACCTTAGCAGTTACTCTGATAAGAATAGGATTAGCAACATTGTTGTTTACAACGTAATCACCAATTTCTAAGCTAGCAGCGTTTGTTGGAGTTAATTTGAATTTTTTGCCACCACCGTAAAGTCCTGGTGCTTCAATTGCAATTTGTTCACTAAGGTTTTTCGCAAGAGACGAATAGATTGCTACGTCGTTAGTTGTTGCAAGCCCATCAGTATAAATTGTAGAACCATCGTATGTAAGGTTAACATCAGCAAATGTATTATCAGCTTTATTTAATAATGTGTTAGCTGTAAATTGATCAACTTTTGCTCCAGATAATCCGTATGCAATTTTTGTATAAGCATCTTTATCAGCGTTCCATGTATTTGTTACGTTCAAGTAATTGTATTGAGAAGACCCTGAACCATATTTAATACGGTCACCGTCAATCACAAGGCTACCTGCAATGTTACGAGCAAGTTTATTACCTGGGTAAGCTTCATAAGTAGCAAGCGATGCAATGGAATTTCCTGTAGTAGGAGCAATTCCATTATATGTAGCAGTTGGAACGTTTGATGATGTATCATCTACAGTAACGTAGAATTGTTCACCTCCTGGTAATGTAACTCTAACAAGATCACCAACAGTTTGAAGATCAAATGGATTTTCATTAGCTGTTGCAGTACCTACAATACGAACAGATTTGAAATCGCCAGAAGTGTTATCAATATCGTATGCAGCTAATACACCAATTTCATCAACAATATGCCAATCATCAGAACCTGAGTTAATAGGTAAGTTTGTAGTTACGTTAAAAAGAGTTACGTTATTTTTATTGTCTTTAGTTTCAGTTTGACCTAAACCTACGATTTTTGAATAAACAGTATTTACAGAAGCAATGTAACCAAAGTCATCATTACCATTAATATCAAGGTCAGGTATTAAGTTTATAGCAGCAGCCTCATTTGTGTCAAAGAATGTTACTTTAATATCACTAGGTTGTAAGTAAGATGCAAATTCATCAAAAGGGAATCCTGCAGTACAGTATTTGCTTTGGTAGAATGGTGCACCGTTAGTTAATCCAGTTGTTTTAACCACGACAGTCATGATTGTACCTAATTGAGATACAGAGTCAACTTCAAAATACTTAGCATAGCCTGGAGCTTGTACTAACATAAGATCACCATCAGAAACAGATGGTCCTACAGTAACACCAGTAATTGTAACTGTTCCGTTTGTAGCAGGAGCACCACCTAAATTTGCAAGTGGTAATGTTAATACTTCACCATTCACATAAGATTCACCGCCTTGTACGATTGTTACCGCAGGAACTCCAGCAGCGTTATAGTTTACATTAAATATTGCGCTATAACCAGAACCGCCAGTTGCAACAATGTTTGAATATGGAACTGGTGTTAAAGTTGCAGGTGAGAACGTAATATCGTTAACTCCTGATACACCACCGATTAAAGCACCATCAATAGTTAATACGTCAGTTAATTGGTATTTAATACCTGAAGCAACTTTTGTAATTGTAGTTACGTTTATTGAACTTACTTGTACGGTAAATGTTGCATTCTCAACTCCAGTTTTAACGTTTCCTGTTGAAGTAGTAGCAAGAGTAGAGTATGTAGCACCAGTAATAGTTGAAACGTCGATTGTTACGTTACCTGCAGACGAACCTCCAAGAAGAGCGCCATCAATAGTAATCGTATCACCAATATCATAACCAGTACCACCCACATTAACTGTTACACCACCAATTGCTTGAACATTACCAGCACCTGTGATAATTACATTTACAGTTAAACCAGTACCGCCACCCGTTGTTGCAACACCAGTAAATGTTGTAGAAGGTGTATAAGTACCACCAGCTTGTCCTAATGAAGCATCGTTAAATCCTGAAGCAGGGCGCCCAGGCGATACGTGAGTTATAGAACCTGCCGTAGCAATTGGTTGTCCAAATGGAGTTGTTTGTGTTAATGCACTAACAGATAAAATTCCATCACCAGTATTTCCAGGCTCTATTACTGCAAAAGTATTTGCTAAAGTTGGAACAGTAGCAGCAACAGTTTTTAGTATGTAATTTGATTCTGGACCATCAGCTAAAAGAACACCTGAATTTTCATAAGCAGTATCAACGTGAAGTGGAGTACTTAATTGTAATTCAAGTGACGAACCTGTGTCAACGATGTTATCAATTTTAACAAAATCATTAGGTAAAGAACTATCATTAATAGTATCAGTACCAAAAGTTTTAATTAATGAATTAGGAGTAAGCGCAGCTGATAAAGCATCATATTGTGCAACTGTAAAAGTTGTATCAGATGGGTAAGGCTTAGGAATAACTAATACGTTATTAAATAAACCTTTGTTTCCGCCAAATGGGTATGACTTAACATATACAATTGGAGATAATGAAACATCAGTTACTTGTAAAGTTGGGTCAAACGCACCAGCAGATGTATTCTTTAAACCTGTAAAAGTTAAAAGAGTTTTAATTGGTGTATTATATGATAAGAAATCAATTACATCATCAGTTGTGTTGATTAAGCTGTTTCCAACCATGTCAACTTTATATAATGAATTATCATAATCATCAAAAGCTTGTTTATTCAAGTTACAGAATACACCTGTTAATGCAACTGCTGAATTAAGGATAACATCAATAGATTGGTTAGAACCGTTGTTATCAATAAAGTCAGGTATGATAGTTCCTGTAAAAGAACCAGTCATTGTTACACCATCAAGGCTTAAGAACTCAAAGAAGTTGCTTGTTTTAATACCTCTTAAGTCAAAGTATTTAGAATACGTTGGGTCTTGAGAAAGTAATTGAAGATTTGTCCAATCACCTTTTACTACATAAACGTCAACGAAATAATCTGAAAGATAATCGTTTGGTTGGATGTATGGTGGAACGTTTCCTCTTCCGTAGTAATCATCAGCTGTTATATTGTATAACGATGCATTGTCTGATTTACGAACGATGATTGATTGTACTTCTTGTCCAAGATTAACGAAGTTAAACAAACGGCCACGGTTGGCAGGCTTGCTGTCTACTGTTGCTTGTAAGTATGCTTCATCTGGGAACCAGAAGCGTTCTTTGTTGTAAAAAGATGAAAGAAGCGCTCTTGTTAAGTTACCGTTTGATTCGTTTGCTGCAATAGCAAAAGAACGATAGTCAACAGCGTCTCCACCTTCGTTTACCGGGATGTTATTCAACGGTAGAAGATTTAATCCGAATACCGGTGCTGTCTGTAAACAAGTTTCGATTGCTCTATGGAAAAAAGAACCTCTTTTCTCAAGGAAGGAGTCAACTTCACCAAATACTTTACGAGATGTTGCTACATCACGCAAAAATACTGGAGCGTTAAACGGTCCTTTACGAGAGAAACCTACTACAAGACGGATAGTCTGTGTAGTCACAACGATTCTTTCTGATGCGTCAAACTCTATTGTGTAGACACCAGATGCCTTAAATCTATTAAGATCAAGTGTGATTTTGGCCATTCTGCTTATTAGTTATTTTTCTTTGATTGTGTTTATTATTCAATCCGTAGTATATATCTTAGTAAAACTATCAATTTTTATAAGATATTACCTCATTCTGTAGTTATGCGACATTGCGTCTTTTGGTAAAACATACGGTGTTGGAGATTCAAAAGACTTAATTGTTTTAAATGCGGATAAGAAATCATCTTCACCTCTATCACTTTGAGACATTACCTTCTCTACAGCTAGTTTATATATTTCCGATGTATTATCATATTTATCCTCAACCATTTCAAAATAATCCGTTGTGTCAAACAGCGATACAAGATTAACGCAAGTCATTGCTATATCATCATTTGCAAGCTGAGATTCATATCTACCTGATGAAGAAATACCAAATGAACTTAATTCATCAAAGGTCCTCTTTTCATTTACTGTAATTTTCTTAGCTTTTACTAAGTTACGCAATTCACGGCAAAAGGTTTCACGATTATCTTTTTGCATTTTAACACCCATCTTTAAATTTGGATTTGCCATTGAATGTCTTGTGTATAAAAATATCTCAGGGAAGAACTCTGGATTTTTAGATAATTTCTCAAAGATAATGTTTCCTTTGAAGTTAATCTCTAAAACTATTTTACAATTTTCAGGTTCAAATAATTCAAACACTAATAATTCTAAAACTTTTGCGAGTTCCTCTACGGATTGCATATTAGAACGGAACACTCCTACTTGATTAAGTCTGAAGAAACTTGTTTCGTCTTCCCAGTCTCTAGTCTTTCTAACTGCAGCAACAGATTGCGGTACCACATTAAAAATGTTAATTACTGAATAATCACGACCTACACCATCACCTACGTCAACCGCAAACACATATTTGTCTTTACCATTCCAAGCATCGCCCGGGTCAAACGTTGGTAGCCATCTTAAGTTATTATTATAGTCAGGATAATCTAAGAATGGGTCAGTTTCTTTACAAACAAATTCTTTAGCAACTCTTTTCATTAACATTAATGTATGACTATCAAAAAGAAGTCTTGATGATGCTAAGAATTGATTACCATATTCCTGATTAAACAATTCTTCAGAACCAAGGTTACCAATTTCTCGAGCTTTCCAAACTTCATCACGTCCAGGTACTTGCCACCAATCAACTCGTATTGGAAAGTAACTATTCTTATGTTCAATAGCGCCCTGATAAATTTCATAAAATAAGTTCATACCATTTGGTGTAGAACATATAATGATTCTTGAAATCTGTGAAGATGCAAGTGTAGGGTAAATAGAACGATAAAATGGCAATAAGAAGTTTGAGTGAATGTGCGCAAACTCATCGGCAAATAATAAGTGGATGGTAAATCCAATAGCCGCTGTTTTTGTTGTTGCTTGTGAGAATAGACGGCAACCATTATCAAACCTCATACCTGTTACACCGCCTGCAGTAATTCCGGGTTTCATAAAGAATGGTAAATTCTTAAGAACAGTTTTAATCTTATCAACAATTTCAGAAGTAGTAGCTAATTTATTTGCAACTACCATGATATTTCTATCAGAGTGAAAACATAAATACCAAGCAATGAAAATTGATGACGTTACAGTTTTACCAATCTGACGAGATGCAAGCATTACGACAAAACGATTGTCTTGGAATGCTGCAAGCATATCTTCTTGATACGGTCTTAACGCAATTTGACGAATACCTTCATCCGTCATAGAGTAACAGTACTTGTTACCAAAGTAAACTACGTCATTAGCACATCTTGCTAATTCTTCAAGTTCCTCTCTTGTATATTCATATACAAGTTCAGGTGCTTTCATATCAATCTTACCGTCAAAGAATGGAGAATAATCCGCAGTTAATCCGCGTTCAATTCTATCAACCTCATCGGCAATTTTCTTGCTATTCCAAATCTTACCTCTATTCGACATTTGTTATGTTGTTGTCATTTGGTGTTGATCCTGCTCTACGCTCAGGTATTGCATCACGTAAAGTTTCAATAAGAGCTTTACCACCTCTCATTTGATAAGTTCCTGGTGTAGTTTCAATTTCAGCATCTTGGTCAATTAATAGCGGTTCATCGCTCATCTTAACTCGGTAATCTTCTTTAAGATTTTTATAATTGTTTTCCATGATTACCATAAATTGTGCAAGGTGTTTTACAATTTCCATTTTAGATCTTTGCAGTGAAGCAAGAACCTCAAATGTACGTGGGTGTAAATTACCTCCATCAATTTCTTCAAGAAGTTTAATGATTGCGTGTTCTGCGGTTTTCATTTGGAAAAGCAAATTAGAAACTGTAATTTTATCAACTACACTTTTTTGCTTTACATACGGAATGCTAGAAATGATTTCAGGGTTTAAGTAAAACTCTGCAATAGAATTAACAATCGTTTCGGAATTACTATCAGAATATGTTTTTACCCTTTCATAATCCATGAAGTTTCCTTCACGGGCGGGTAACATACTTTTAGCGTCTTCAATACTTAATTGAATATCTTCAATTCCGGTAGATAACATTTTTTCCAGTTCATCGCGAATTTCCATTTCTCGCTTTTTGTCTTCTGGTATTTTTCTCATATTACTTAGTTTTGCCAATCCACGGTAGTCTTAATCGTGGTATTGCGTTGTCAATGATAATTCCAAATTGTGCATCTTGAACAATAGTTTCATTTAATATGATAGACTGTTTATCTAAATCAGTTTCCGTTTTATCATATAAACGTAAATTAGTTAATGCAAGATTACTTCCAACTAATTTATACCTAGAATTTAAACTTCTGTCTATTGGATTAAATGGCATGTTTGTATTACTGTATATATTCTCGAGATCCGTTGTGCGTTCAGGCTGTGGTGTTTCTTCATTCCACTTTCTAACCCAAAGGTCAATCGTCAACTGTCTATAAAAGTTTGACATATTTACAAATATTGCATACCAATAATTTTCTACAAGATTTGTATTAAGAATGTTAATGTATTCTTTTTGTGAATCTTTAAAAATTATGTAGCGGCTAGCATAGATTGAAATTCTCCAACCTGCTCCGTTCGAATATCCGTCGAATAAAATTTGTTCATTAGTTGCTTCTGCAATGTAACCTGTGTTAGAAAAAGAAGATGCCCAGTTTGAGTAATAAGTACTTAAGTACTGGATGATTTCATTTCTAACATTAAGCGTGTATACATAACCCGCAGTTATTGCAGTCACTGACGCAATTTCACCATAAAGTGCTAATCCGTTGTAGTGGCTTATTTTTATATTAGACCCAACTGCGTAATTTCTTTTAGCCGCAATCGTATACGTTAAAGGAGTTGTCAGTGGTCCTGCAGATCCTAATGTAAGATAACCTTTAACATTATCTTTAGGAAATGGAGTAGTAAGGGTTAGTTCTTTAAACCACATGCATAATGATCTGTCAGCAGACGCAGGAAAATCTACGTTTGCTCTGTATTCAACTGCTGTTGGTTGAACTGTTGATGTGGAATCATAAAGAGATCTTAAATCATATTGTGATTCTGAAAGTATGTTTGTATAATTTGGTAATTTCAATTGTGATATGATAAGTTTATCATTAATCTGTAAACGAGTTGGGTCATAATCAACAGAGCCAATCTTTGGATCAAATTGTTGAGGGTCTGTTATCTGAATTGCTTCAAGTCTAACCTCTTCACCAAATCTTTCTTCGCTATCCCAAGTAAGTTCGTCAAATTGCTCACGTAAATCTTGTGGCTCATAACGGTTAGCTTTAGGTGCATATTTTTTCAACGATATCTTCCAATAGATTTCCTTTTGCATTAAATCTTTATAAAGATATGAAGTGTCTATTTCATATATCCTATTGGTTAATGAAAAGTAAATAATGTCTCGTTTTTGAGGTCCTGTTCCTATGCCAAAAATTTCTTCATAATAATCTTTAACGATTTGAATTTCAAACGGCATCTCAAAGTCAAGACCCATTGGATTAAACAGAATCTTATTATCAGGAAATTCATTCTTAGGTACAATAACTTTAATGCACTTAGGATCATCAACATCGTATAAAGTCCATTCATGTAATGATACATCTTTACCAATTGCCATCGGAACAGCTCTTGCATATAAAACATCGTGCCCAAATAGTTGATTAATTCCGTATGATAATTGTTTGTATAATGCAACTGCCGGATTAACTGCGTAAGGCTTAAACGTAAAGTTTTCAATTTTTGTTAAGTTACTAATGTTTCCTCTTTCAGAAACTGTAAACATCGGAACGAATCCTAAGTATGGATCCTTAGCATCAGCTGATTGAGTACAATTAACTTCTATGCTATTAATTGTTGCAGGTCCGCCGCTAATTAATGTTATACGAAAATCGACGAATAATGTATCGTCAGGATTTAAGATTATGGATTGCAAGTTTTGATTAGTCAGTTCTATCCAAGAAGCACGAACTCTATTTGATACACCCCAACGAAATTCCTTTTTAAGTACAGCCACTCCAGTGATGTCATCGCACCAGCTGATAAGTTGTGTAACGTAATGAAAGGGCTTATCCTGAGTGATTTTTACAAAGTCTCCGGGATTAGATAAAATTGCCAGCATCCTGAATGTATTTTATGTATATATTCATGGAGGCTGGCAAGTATTATTGTGTTATGAGTGCTTCATATTGTTTTACTTCTGAAATGAATTCTTCACCAAGAATTTTTACTGAAGTGTCAAAATCACGGCGGGACATTTGAAACTTATCACAATACCATTTTACAGTTTCATCTGTAAACTCTGCTTTTGCTTTTTTGTCCTCTTTGACCTTTTTTGTTTTGACGTACATCCACGAAGGTGTGCGGCTATACATTTTACTCCAGTTATCCTGCCAATATGAAACAGTCTGCCCTGGGTTAATTCTTAAATGATTAAAGTAAGCTGCTTGCACCGGAAACTTAATTGATGCAAAACGATTAATCATAAAAAAATGTTTTGCTCGTTCATGCATAGGAATCTTTTTAAATTCTTGTTGCTTGAACATTGTATTAATGAGTTCGAATAAATCCATTGAGTAGATGTTTATTAGATGACCTTAGAGGCATTGTTATTTATTGATTATATTTGCTACTGTAAGGATAGTTTTAATCTTTTAGAATTACATTCCAAAATCTTTGAAGATATCAGCCTCAACTACAATCTTCGGTCCGTTCACATAGTTAGTACCAGCAAGTAAATAAGACATATCATAATTAGCTGCAGGCAACGAATCATTTTTATGTTTCTCAAACGAGATCTTGAAATTATCTTGTATGTCTTGTGGAATAACTCTACCATCAAGATAAACCAAAGTGATGTTACGCTCAAGACGAGATTTGATAACGTCCGCAGCAACAGTCTGTTTACAAGTTGAAGCAATTCCATTAGCAACTTCCATAGCTCTTTCAGGTAAATGATAGATATCATCAATGAATTTAGTACGGTTTACAATTTCATAAATACGTTCCGCTTTGGCAGGAGTAACTCTAAATGTTTTTCCTTTTGCTTCCCATGTCCAAACAGGTGGCACTGCATCACCAGCGTCTCCAGTAATTACTTTACAGAAAATCATAAAGGCTGGATCTATTTCTTCAACAGGAATAGCGTGCATAGCCTCAGCAATTAAATCCTTGTTACTTCCCATATAAGTAGAAGCATCAAATAAATCATAGCTTTCAGTTTTAAGCCATTCCTTAAATCCAATAGGAGCTACAATCTTACGATTTTTAGAATTTGGATTAAAGCATACGACAAAGTTTTTCTCGTTCATACGAACGCATTGTGTTAAGTCACCGTCACCAGTAATAATAACACTGTCCTCACCTTGTTGAAATAAATGGTCCGCCCACAAATGCATAAGATCATCACCTTCAGCGCGATCTTCACGTGAAACGATAAATCCTTTTTTGGTTAGGATTTCTCCAAACTCATTCATCATTTTGTAAAACTGGTCCCAGTTTATTTTGGATTCATCCTTGGTACGAGTACCTTTATAAGCACCGTCTTCAATAAGTACATCCTTACGCCATGATCTTGCATCAATGGTAAAGATTAATTTATCAGGGCTACCGAAGTTACGGATAGCGTGTGACATGTCAGTTGCGATTTTACGCATGAACATATCTTGATCTTTTTTATCATCAAGCAACCTTTTGCCGTTTGAGTAACCACCGAAGATAAACAGTGTTTTGTAGAATAAGTAATTCCCGTCGAATATTAGATTCATATAAATATATGTTATTTATTATTATATAGCAAATTTAACCAATAGTTTTCACATATGCAAATTATTGTCCAATTATTTTCACTATGAGCGTAAATTTTTTATTCTTGACCTTAAAGCAGCAACAGCAGTTTCAAAATCATTAAACAATGGAATGTTATGTCTGTGACAAACAACTTCAACATTTCCTTTTCTGTAAAATCCGTCTGGGCAACATACCATTAATCTGCTGCTGTTAGCATGTAACCCCAATTCTAACAGAGTAATTGGAGATTTAGATTCTGGTAAGATATTCATAAAGATAATATCAGCATCAAGTAAGTTAGACATTTCCCAATTTACTTGATGATTAAATTGTGGATTAGTGGCTCTTTGTTCCCATGAACTATCCCATTCTTCTCTTCGAGGATTTAAGAAGGTTACTTCACAATCATCTAGTTTTTCCTGTACCTCAGTCTGCCAATCAACAGACGAACCCATATCTATGGAACCAGCTAAAAAAATCCCAGGATAGTTCTCCTGGGATTGGTTAGAGCTGGTAGGTTTAATTACCTGGCTTTTCATGATTAATCCTGAGATGGTTTTTCAACCTTAGCAGCTTTTTCAGTTTTCACTGGTGTAGTTGCAGCAGGTTTGTTTTTCTCTTGGATTTTGTTTAACAATTCCATTCCAAGCAATCCAGAGATTGGACCGTTAGCACCATCACCACCGCCTGAGATTAAGATCTCTGGTATAATTTTGATGTTGTTAGTTCCAATAGATTCCATTACCTTCAAGTTACTGAAGTTATCTGCACCCATTGCTTGTACTTGTTTCTCGTACGCTTCAGCGGTAGCCTTACCGATTGCCTCGATTTTTCCAGCCTCTGCTTTACCGTTAACATCAGTTTCGTATGCAGCAGCCTCAGCATTTAATTTTTTGGCTTTGGCCTGAGCACCCGCCTTAAGCTCCATAGATTTAGCTTCACCTTCCGCTTCCTTAACTTTAGTTTGAGCAACACGGTCGGCAATCATAACTGATTGTTCTGCCTTCACGATTTCAGGCTGCATGTCAGCAAGGGCTCTTGCAGAAGCAAGTTTTTGTTTTTCTTCCTGAGCTTTTTGTTGCACATTAAAGGTTTCTTGTTCTTCTTGAGCAATTTTACGGTCAGTTAATGTTTTCATCAATGATTCAGGCGGAGTAATATCTCCAATCAAAGTATCCACGGCATGTACGTTATATTCATCAAGTACCTTAGAGATAGATTCCTTAGCAGCGTTTTGTCTAGATTGACGAGTAGTCAAGAAGGCAATAACGTCAGAGTCCTGTGCAGAGTTACGGAAGTAGTTACCAATTGTTGGTTCAAGAACTTGTGATACAAGATTCTGCATAGAACCGAAACGAGCAATTACCTTTGGTGCCTCAGTTGATGGTATGTGGATAATCTGTGATACGTCTAAGTTAAACGGGAAACCGTCTTTAGAACGAACAGTAATTGTTGATAATCCTTTATCCAAGTTGTGTGATTCAGTTCGAGCATTTGCCCAGTTAAGAACCAAGTTTGTAGTTGGAACCACTTCAATTTTATGAGTGTACGGATTGATTGCGTATTTACCTGGGTCAAGCGGAGTAATGCATACACCTTTTTGGCCTTTCTTAACAATGTTACCATGTTTAAATGTTGCACCAGTCATATCTTCACCTTCATCACCTACATATGATATGATAACCCCTACATGACCAATAGGAATTTGCGTCATAGCAACTTTTTCAATCTCAACCGCCCACGGGTTAAAAGAATAGTTACCAGCTTGTACCACCTGTATTTGTAAACCACGTTGACCGCCTGCCTCTAAGAATTTGTCAAAGTCCTGATAGTTATTGTGTCCTTTGATAATAGAACCAGCGATTGACCCTTGTTCAAGAGGTGTACCGTCAAGAGCTGTAATAATTCCGACAGATCCATCTTCAATATTTGTAATGTCAGCAGCAGAGATTTCAAATAAGTGTGTATTAATACGATAAACCCCGTTGTTTAAGTAACCAACTTGTTTACCTCTTTGTCCACCATTAGCTAAAAATTCTCGAGCATTTTGGAAGTTATCAGATTCAACGTGACGAGCTAAGATAGCTCCTGTTGGAAGTTGTTTACCGTCCTTTGCTGATAGTAATCCAATTTTTCCTTTAGGAATAACCGTTAGCGGTGCTTGGTCGATTGCGTATTGCCAAGGCCAGTATAACCAATATAAACCAGGTGCCAAGGTATCTGCTTGAAAACCAGCTTCACCATTTAGCGCAATGATTTTACCATCTGGTAGATTTTTGTTTGCGCCAAATAAAACGAATTTCTTCGTGATTAACCCAATCTTGTCCTCAGGTATAATCACCATACCGAAGAATACTCGTAAAGTGAACTTGTAAAAAAGTGTTGCTAAAATAGGTATCAGTACCCAGGCATAGCTTAAAAGCGATGTAATTAATTCCATGTTTTGAAATTTGTTTAAAATGTTAATGAATAATTAAAGTTAAAATTTATTTTTAGTTAGCAGATAATTCGTTAACCTTAGCTCTGATTGCGGTCAAAGTAGTTTGGTTAAAGAAGTTTCCGTTTTCATATATTGTTTGTAATAAACCAGAGTTCTCTTGCTCGTCGGTACATTGTGTTTGTACAGAATAAATTCCGTTAGTCTCAATCACAGCACATTTACCTTTTAATGATTTTTTAGTTCCATCATCAGTTACAGGCTCCTTGTAGATATTGTGGTCATTTCCATTTTCTTGGAACCAAGCGCCTTTTGCAGCGTACCCAAAAGTATCACGTGTAGTGAATTGGTATGTGAATGATCCTACACCTAAAACAATATTAGTTGAAGCAAATCCTTTAGCTTCCAATCTTGTGTAGATTTCAATTTGACGGTCAAGCGTAATAGAATCTCCGTAGATTGCTCCAATGTGAGAGTCTAATACTTTGTAACCTTGTTCGTTAATGGTACCACCGAATGTTTCCCATAAGCACTCAATTAATCCTTTGGTATAAAACTCTGGATAACCAGCTCTTAATTCTTGTTCAGTTAATTCAGTTCTTCCGTGTCCGCAAAGAATTTCCACAGGATCACCTGAGTCAGGACGGATTACCAATTTACCATTACGGTTCATAATTAAATCTTTTTGGTTGTAGCAAAAACCACCTGGACCTGGTTTAGCAACCAAGGTTACATCAAAGGTGTCGGCAACCATTGAGAAGATTCCTTCGTTAAAATCCGTTAACCAATCCACCATCATTTGTTCCTCACCCACAGTAAAGATTTTGGTAGTTGATACAGAGTGCTCAGAAGCATTTACTGAAGCTATGCAAACTTCATCCTCAGATTCATCATAGAAATAACGAGATGCTGGAATTACCACGATTGAGTCAGAACCCATAAAAGAAAAGGCATGACCAAGACCAGAAGATAAACTATCCCAAGGAGATAATCCACGAGCTGAGAAATCATGGCATAAGTAAGGAATTAACCAAGCATTTGCGGGGTCAGTTTTAGTTACCCATTTTACAAGGTTTCTACGGTACTGTAATGCAATGGTTGCAGAAGTAGCTGGTTTCCAGGCTAAAGATGAAATGATTGTTTCAAGATACAATGTTAACCAAGCAAAACCAGGTACAGTGTTAATGAAAGTCATATGAGGAATATTTGCGTCTGTCTCAATTCCTTCAGGCAAGGCTTTGATTTTAATAGGCAAGTATCCTAAATCGTGTAGTGCTTCAAAGTGCGAAGCATCATATGGCATACCTAAGTATTTTGCCATGTCAGTTCCGAATTTGGTTGCAGTTTCTTTTGGCATGTCAAAGAAATTCTCTTGCCATTCAGCGTGTAACCAACGAACAGTTAATTGATGACCAATAGAAAGAATTTTATTAATTCCTTTTGGTGCATGTTTTGTACTTCTTGGGATCCAAGTTCCGTATAAGAAATCCGTGCCTGGAGCAAGCATTCTTTTATGCCCAACTTTATATCCGTCAGAATAATAAGGAGCAGGGGCTCTAAACGTTTTTTGTAACTTAGTTATCATAATATTTATTTGTTTTTAATTATAGAGCAAAATTAACCAAAATAAAGATACTAAGCAAATATTTTGGTAAGAAGTTATTAACAATTATAAAAGTTCTTGTTTAACTATTGTAATTGCTTGGCCTAAAAGATTAAGACCTTTCCAACACATTGGGTACTCGACATTAGGATCATCTTCAGTCATACCGATACCCCAGATATTATCAAGTGGAGATGCTTCCACTAGGATTCTTTTGCCTGTAAGCAAAAGAGCAGCTTTAAGATCACTGTTTTGAGAAAACTTAAAATAGTTTCCTTTAATTACAATACTTAAGCAAACTTTATCCCAAACACTCTTGTCAAAGTTTTTAATCATGCGACCGTATTTCTTTTGCTCTCTTGGGTTAGTTTCACCCATGATTAACTTGGCAATTTCTGTATCACCAAATGTTAAGGCTTTTTGGTGCATCATGTATTGTTCACATGAATTATAAGTGATACCGTCAATAGTCATATTTGCTTTATACCATTGTGAGTAAATTCCATTCCAAAAGAATACGTATTTATTTGTAGTTTTCATTTAAGGTAAGATTACGATTGTTACTTTACAATCAATTAATTCAGTCTGTATGATATTTTTTATTCTATCCCAATTACCCCCAGCAAGTCCAGCGCCAATTTTTGGTAATCCAATGTGTTTACCTTTAAAGATTACATTCATCTTTCTCATGCACATTGTGATTGCTTCATAATCCACAGGTTTAGAAACCCCGTCTTTATGATTTGCCCCGTAATTGTTTTGTGTGTAAGCATTTACTACAGTTAGCTCAGGTTCATTAAGTTTATTATCAGCGTCAGTTAATGACCAAATTGCATTTTTGCCAATAACGAATGTTTCATAATCAATGCAACCTAATTTTTCAATAGTAGGTCCCCAAGTTTCCATTTCAAATTTATCACATCCAAAATTTCTAGCCATGTGTGGTGCAATACCAGCACCCATAGTTGAGCGGCAATTACATCCGTGAGCAATTACATCAAATTCACCAGTCTTTGCCAATACTATAAGATCACCGGTAACTTCGTCATATCTTGCTTTAAGTTTTGCTATTGCGGCTAAGTCAGTAAAAGGAGATTCTTGACACATGTCTTCTTTACAGATTCCAGTGCAAGGACCATGTTCGCAATACCAACAGTGAAGTCCAATACCTATACTCATTAGAATACGTTATAAACGTTAAGTTTGTGTAATTCATTATCGTTTTTGATAGAGAACTCTGGATCATTCTCAGGACGGATTGAATTAGTTGTGTAGATATTATCAAAAAGTTTGTTTAGTTCCTTTAGACCGCTTGAGAATATACCGTGAGTGATTACTAATGTTATAGTATCATTAAAAATTTCTTTTGGTCTAACGGCATGAATTGCTTTTGCTAATTCAATAAAGGTTCGTCCACCATCGCAAATATCATCAACAATATAAAATTGTTTTGGTAAGCTTTCTTCTCTAGATAATCCAGGTACCTCAGTAGAAGTAATTTTGCCTGTAGCAATATCTCTATGTTTAGATGCAACAACGATATCTTCAATTCCAAACTGTTCTGCAACATCATAGATCTTTTTCAATGCACCAGCGTCAGGAGAGACAAGAGTAATCTTTTTGCAAGCTTCTTTAAAAGTAATAGCTGGTTTTGTGTGGACGATTGCATGACTAACCAACATGTGGTTAGAAGTTTTCTTGTAGTTATTTAAACATGCCTCAAGAACATCGGAATGAGGATCCAATACATGAACTTCAGCAAAATTCTGAGAGTTAATAATTGGACAGATTACCGTCTTAAGGTAATTAGAAGCTCCGTTTAAGAATTTTCTATCAGATCTTGCACCTAAGAAATACGGAACATATAGACTAACAGATTTTGCACCCATTTCAAGTAATGCTTGGTTTGCGCAAATGATTAATTCCAAATCACGAAATGAGTTTAATCTTGATTTGATTTGAACCGATTTGATTTTGTTGTTAAACGAATACCCACTTGGTTCAATCGTAATAGATTGTTGACCGTCAGGAAAGCTTGAGATTTTAAATCCAATTTCGGATTGTGTAGAATCTGCTAAATTAAGTATGTTCATATTTGTTTTATTTAGATAGTTAAAATTAACCAATTGTTTTCACAGTAGCAAATTTTATTCTAAAAAGTTATTAACATTATTTTGTTTCTTTTTCTGGTGCAGATTCTAGCATTTCAATTAAGGCATCTTTAAATTCAGTAACACCGTCATTTGCGCCTTTCTTGTACCCTCTATTATAAGCATTCACATTAGTAATAGTAACACCAATGATTAGCATAAACATTCCAACTGCGTGCCACGGTCTTTCACACTTAAATGTAAACGGTGAAAACGTAATTGTTGTATCTGCTAACCAAAAGAAGCAAATAACAGTTAAGATTATTGTTAAGATCATATATTTCATAATTAGTTATTAAAGTTCCACTTATTCATTATTTCTTCAACTCGTGTATCAAGTTGTTTGCGTAAGATTGCCAATTCATTAACCATTGGCAATGGTCCTTGCCAAACTCTTTCTCTTTGTAAATCTCCTTCTTGGTCTATAAAGTAGATATACATTCTTGGTCCAATTTTTGCAATGTCAAATTTCTTTGGACTTAATGCTGGATATTTCTCAGCAATAAATTTCTTAAGATCTTTCGCCGTGTTCATTATCTTCAATTTTAATTACGTCTTCGCCATCTTTATATTTAGTACGAACTTCAGCTAAAAAGAATTTACCTTGAGATTCTGCGGCGCAAAATTCTCTATAGGTTTCAGGCATGAACTTGCAGTATTTGTATTTCTTGTCATTATTAAAAGTAACTGTAAACTCATATCTTAAAGCATCATAAGTAGTTTCTTTTAATAAAGCTGATGTCCACTGTTTAGTTTCAGGCACATAATCACGAGCATAGTCTCTCATGATTTGGTCTAATGAAACATGTTCATTATCACTAATAGGTAAATGGTTTTCCATGATTAAGAATTTAAAATGATTTGAGTTTCAAATACTGCTGCAAGCATTGTAATGCAAGGGTCAATCACATGTACTCGTTGTGCTTGATAGTGAGCAATCTTAATTAAGATTTGCGGCACCTTGGCAAATTTGGTAGGGTGATTATCTCGTATGTAATCTGGAAGCTCTTGACCTAATGCATGTAATACATCATCAACTTTACTGCTGTAATTTGTCATCAAGAATTTGTAATTCTCTTGAGAATTTGGAGCACCAAGAACAAGATCAAATACATCACGATATGAATAGTTCAATTTACGAACATCTTCAGGTTGGATTTCTTTTACACCTTGAACATGAAAAGTTTGAATTTTATTTACAATAGAACGCATGTCAGGAAAATTCCTTTTTACAAATTCTATTACTGCTTCTTTACTAATAGTAATTCCGCAAGCTGTAAAGATTTGGTATGATCTTTTAATAAACTCAACCATTACTTCTTTTTCTTCTTCTTTACTTAAAAAGTCAAAAGGAATACAAGTAAACCTAGATTGAACTGGGTCTGGTACTTTATTAATGTAGTTACAAGTACCAATGAATCTTGCGTTATTTGCAAATTTTTCGATGGTTGCTCTCAATGCTTTGTAGAATTGATCACTTGCACCGTCCATCTCATCAAGAATAACCACTTTAAATTTCTCAGCACCATCAAGAAGACTAATGGTAGAACACCATGTAGAGATCTTATCACGGATTACATCAACTGAACTTTCATCAGATACGTTAATGTAAAGTGTTGGATAGTTTTTTGCTAATACTTTTGCTAAAGAGGTTTTCCCTAATCCGGCTGAACCATAGAACAAGTAGTTCTGATGTAATTCACCGTCGCCTAATGATTGTCTGATTCTTTTAGGTAGAATCATTTGGTCCAAATTCTGTGGACGATATTTTTCTGTAAATAGTTTGCTCATGTAATTTATATACTTAATGGTATACCTTAGTTCTTAATTTATGTTATAAATGTGCT